GGACGTCATTCGCTATTGTCCAAAAAACGCCGCCGCTAAACTCATTTGCAATGGTGTATAGCTTGTTCGGGAACGGCAAATATTCTAAATTCGCCGGCGCTTTATCCGGCAAGTTATCGACAACCTGCTTTAGTCTCGCCATTGCTGTCCCGGTCGGGTTTGCGACGTCGGAAGTAGTGCCGATTGTAGTTTCCAACGCATCCGTAAAGCCGGCGATTTGCGCCAGACGTGCAAAGATCGTGGACGTTCCGGCCGCGTCGGCCGTCGCTCCGACAAGATCCGTTTTAGCCTTAATTGCCGCGTCCGTCGTTTCCAACGTATCAACGTAACCCGCGATTTGCGCCAATCGCGCAAAGATTGTCGTCGTTCCTGCCGCGTCTGCCGCTGCTCCGATTAAGTCCGTTTTAGCCTTTACGGCCGCTTCTGTCGTCTCCAATGTGTCAACGTACTGGATAATCTGCGCCAGGCGCGCCAGCGCCGTCCCCGTTCCGTTGGCAACGTCTCCCGTTGTCCCTAAATTGGCTTCCAAGGTATCGACATAATCGACGATTTGAGCAAGCCGCGCAAATGCCGTGGACGTTCCGGCGGTATCTGTATTTGCGCCTAGTCGCGTCGCGAATGCCTCGACGTTTTTGAGCTTTCCGAAAATGGTAGAAGCGCTTAACGCGTCGGCGCTTGTTCCCAATACGGTTTCCAAGGTATCTACAAATGCCTCCACTTGGTCCGTATAGCCGGCAATCTGCGCCAGCCTTGCAAAGATCGTCGTCGTTCCGGCAACGTCGGACGTTGCGCCTATGAGGTTTGTCTTTGATGTTACCGGCGATAGATCCACGCTTGAACCGCCCGAAATGGCCGCGTAAATGCGCGCTAGATGGGCAAATATAGTGCTTGTCCCGGAAACATCCGTGTTATCTCCGAGCTTCGTTTCCAATGTATCCGTGTAGCCTTCTACCTGGTCCGTGAAACCCGCGATTTGCGCCAGGCGCGCAAATACCGTGGACGTGCCGGCCGCGTCTGCATTTGTGCCCAATACCGTCTCCAAGGTATCGACGAAAGCCGCGATTTGCGCAAGACGGGCAAAAACGCTGCCCGTACCCGCTGCATCGGTTTTTTTACCGATACGATTAAGCGATTCAATTTGCTGGCTTAATACCGCTACGTCTAAATCACTCATTCTATACCACCGCCCTGTTTATTGTCGTTAAATCTCCATTGCCATTATAGACCAATGACACGGTCAGTGTCTTCCCCCCGGCAACAACGGTTAACCCCGTTAACGCTCCCGTTACGCCATCATAGGAACATGTCGATGTCTTGACGACGGTTGCGCCCGCCTTGCTCTCTGCTTTCTGCAGGACGCCCCCGGATAGTGTCAACACGCTGGAACGCGTATGCGTTTCAATCACTTCGGAAACCAGCGTTTCCACGTCCGTATCTACCGTGCCTTTATTAAAAGCCCGATCTTGTAGCGCCTTTAGCGCCAGGTATGCGCGGTTGAAAAGCCAGTTTAGCCAATCCGCCGGCGGCTTCTCGGAAACCAGCCACCCCGCCGTTTGTTTGGCCGCACTCGGCGCGGCTCCCGCGTTATCCCATTTTGGCAACTGTTCCGTAAATGCCATTCAATCCAGCCCCTTTGGTTTTATAGTGGTAACTCGAAATCTGTATCCGGGTTGTAAGCAGATCCAAGCGTGCCGCCCGTGGATTGATCTGCCGGCGCAAGTCCTGCGGACGGATCAATAACCCCATTGTCTCCGCTGGCCGGAACCTCTCCAAGCTCGAAAGTACCCTCGAAAAGAACATCCGCCCGGACGCCGGCGGCCGTAACCATGTTGAGCAGCGTTCCGAATTGCTTTACGGATAGCCCCGTTTGGCTAATCGGCCCTATCGGCGCTTCGACGTAGATAGCAGCATTACCCATTTTCATATCTGGTAACGTTACGTTCAATTCGACATAATCCGTATAGATAATACTTGCGATAGTGGCGTTATTTGCCGCTGCTGCGAATTGCCCCGTTGCCAATGCCACCGCCTGCGTGTAGGACGTTGAACCAGTGGACGCTTGCAGGCGCGTGTTGTTGTCCACGTAATCAACCGCCAACTCGATATAATCCGAGTTAATTACGCTGGCCGTCGTGCCGTCACTCGCGTCTGCCGCAACAAGCACGTGGAAAAACCCGTTAGCATCGATATATTGACCATAGTCGGAAGAAGTAGACGAACTAATTTTCGTTACGGTTCCGCTTGTGTGCGCTGTGTTGTTCTGCCATGAACCGCCCACCCGATCCCAACGGTAAAGCGTCGCTCTATTTCCTGCGGGACCCGAGCCGTAACCCCACCAACCAGCGATAACTTTTGTGATGTTCGTTCTTAGCCACGTAACCTTCGCCGTGACGTCTGCCCCCGGTATAGCCGATCCGCGACGTTTTTCCGTGATGGCGATTAAATCGAAGGAAAAAAGGTCGTGCCGAATCTCGCCGGAAACGGCTATGCTATTCGAGTTAACGGTGCCGTCAAGAGTTTTGATCTTGTCAATACCAGCCTGTGAATATTCCGAGTAACCGCCACTCGGTGCAATAAGTGAAGTCGAGTGCGCCGATTTATATGAGTTCGGATTGCTCGCAACCAATTGCACGACGTCCACAAGTAGCTCGATATAATCAGTATTGATCGCGCTTGCTGTTGTTCCGTCGCTGGCCGTTGTGCCATATGCAAGGAAATGCGCGAATCCGTTAGCGTCGATGATGGCTGAAATAGCCGTCGTCGTAGTGTATGGTATCTTTTGCACGGTTCCGCTAGTGTGTGACGACGCCCCGCCCCATGCCGATCCCGTCCATACGGCGAATGTCGCCCCATTCCCGCCCGGCGCGCTGCCATACCCGTACCAATTCGCTGCCAATGTCTTGACGTTGGCTTTCAGCCATGCAACCTTCGCCGCCGTATCCGCTCCCGGAATCGGAACACCGTATTTGCGCTCGACGATGGAAATCAAGTCGAAGGAAAAGAGTTGCTGAATGATGTTCCCTGAGGTAACGGTCGATCCGTTCCTAACTGTACCGTCAAGAGTAGCGCCCTTTGCAATTTCCGTAGTTGATAACTCGGTACTGAATCCAGATGGGGCGGCTAACGCTGCGGCGCCCGTTGACTTCCATGTATTCGGATTCTCGACCGTGCTTCCCGAAACCTTACCGACAAAGTTGTTCGTCAACGTCTCGACGTTACCCGAAAGCTTGCCAACAAAGTTTTGCACCTCTTGCTTGGCGATATAGACGCGGCTGGACGTAATTCCAAACGGCATGGCTGGAACGGTCACGTTAATGTTTTGGCCTGCCGTTATCGTGATTGCCGTCTCCGGGCTTGGTAACGTCTCGCCGTTGGCGTTAGTCCGCGAATAGCGGACGTAATACGTTCCCGCCGTCAATGCGCTGCCGGAACCGGATGCCGTCAACGTCGGCGCTATTGTTGGATTTGTGGCGAGCGCGGCGGCGTCGGCGTATACCAGGTAATGCACGAATCCGTTAGCGTCAATCAAACGACTTTCATTTGTCGTTTCAGTGGCGGAAATTTTGGTGACATTCGCGCTTGTATGAGATCCCCAAACGTTCCAACTAGACGTGTCGGCCAGCCACTCGGCCAAATACGCTTTATTTCCCGCCGGCCCTGATCCAAACCCGAACCAATTTGCCGCAAGGCTGGAAATATTGGATTTTAGCCATGCAACCTTCGCCGCCGTGTTAGCGCCCGGAATCGTGAAACCGTATTTCCTTTCGACGATAGAAATCATATCAAAAGAAAACATCATACCCGAAGATTGCCCGATTGTAGTTGACGTTCTACTCGAAAGAGTTCCGCCGTCTAACGCTTTCACCCAATCGTATTCATTCTGTAGACGGTCAATACCGGAAAGGATATTCGCAGGCGTCACCGTACCCGGAAGGACGCCCGTATACTGGCGAAATAGGTTTGGATTCCCGACTGTGCTGCCGGTTACTTTGCCGACGAAATTAGCCAAAATGGTTTGGTTGAAATATTCCGTCCACCGCTCGCGGATATAAATTTCGCTAGGATCGCACGATAGGATGAAACTGATAAAATCAATCAGCGTTTCTATCGAACCGTCCGATAGATTCCGCCTAATCTTCGCCTTAATGAGCGTCCGAAAAACATCGTCACCCGTTACGCCTCGGCTTTGCCCAATGTCTCGGCCGATTTCGTCAAGTGGAACGCCTGCGGCCTGGTCAATGTCCCGAAAATCACGAATAGTGAAAAGCAGATCCTCGTTGTCCTGGATATTATCCGCCGCAATCTTCGCCAGCTTGTAAACGTTACTTTCCGGGTTTTTGTTGTACGCGTCCGTAAGTCGGTTTATGAATGTGTCTAAAACGTCACCGTTAGGCAATCGTAATCACCACCCTATCCCCCGTCACCTCTGGAACCTCCGTCGTAAGCATCGCAATATTGGCCGCCGCGAATGTCCCGCCCGCGCCTTTTTTCATCGTTACGGCCACGTCGTCAACGCCTTCAACGTTTCCAAGGATCGCGCTCATGATCTTCGTAAGGATAACCGTTTGCCCCAATCCTAAGCCGGTATACAGAAGCCCGGCGTCGTCGTATCCGCCGATATAACTGATAACCTGGGATTTGACCAAATCGGAACCATTTACCGGAAACTTGGAATTTGTCGTTAATGTAACGTTAACGAATATTTGTGCGGCCGTCGCAGGCGTAAAGCCAACCGTTTTCGGGTTGCCGGACGAATCGTTTAGCGTGACCGTCTGCGCCCCATATGCGCGGATTCCGCCGGCCTTTGACCGCAGTATGGCCGCGCCAATGTCGGCGGCCACTCCGCCTAATACGACGGCCTCGAATGAGTTTGGCGGCCGCCCGCCGCTGTCAATCGCGCTTGTATCGTTTTCAATCACGTAAGCGCCGCGCACGCCCTCCACTGTCGATAGTATTTCTGCCCGGATCGCGTCAACGGTTGCCTTTCCTCCGCTCGCCTGCGTGTCTTTGTACCTGGCGCGCAATTGCACGTCATTTTCTGCGTCTTGTCCGCCCGTTGCCGCCGCCGCATTCGTTACCGCTGTAACGCCCACAATGGCCGTTTTTATGACCGTTATGGCCCCGGCCGGTACATTACCACCACTTCCGGCCAAAACGGCTGTAACCGGCGCGTCTAGGCTGCCGTTGTTGTCGCTGTCCGTGACGTCTGCCGTAGTTGTGAAGTCAATTCCGGCCACCGTCGAAACGATCATTCCGGCGGAAACCAATTTACCCGGCGTAACCGTTAATGTAACCGTGGCCGTGGACGGCTTCGCCTGGTTGCGCGTTAATCCGTTTCTCTTAACGGCGTAGTCAAGCGCCACGCCTTCCGCCGTCTCCGCGTTGCCGGAATAATAGATGGCTTCAGCAAGCTCGTTATCCTCCGCGCGGCTGTAGGCGAATAGCTGCGCCAGCTTGCCCATTGGCCCTTTAGGATCTAGGTTGACATCCGCCCCAAATAATTCTTGTATCTTCGTCTCTGTTTCGGCCAAAAAATCCTCGTACCGCATTTTTTTGAAACCTTCTGCCGTTAGTACGGTTTGCGTCATACCTCAATCACCCCCGTAATTTGTCCGCCGTCTGTCTTCGTCGCCGCGAATCCTACGGAAATACTTCTGTCCGTTCTGTCAAAAGAAGCATCCACCTGTTCAACCGAAGCAATGCGAGCATTCCGCAATAAGACTTCGTAAACCGCATCCACGGCCGCTTCGCTGTCAAATTTATGGCCCAGGATGTCATAACGCGGGAAACCGTCATCTGGCGTTAGAAAAAATTCGCCTTTGTTCTCCTGGAATGTTAAACGGATCTCTTGCAATAGCTCGTCATCGTCCGAAATCATGCGTATGCTTTTTTGGTCGTCAAACTCGAAATCACCGGCGTTATTGACATAAATATTTAACATGACTCACCAACTTTCTGTTCGCGTTGAACCTTGTAACGTTATGCCGCCAGGCGCTACTATTTGCACCATGCCGGCAGAAGTTAACACAAGCTTTGCGGTCATGTCTTCTAGCCCTATGACCAAATCTGAAGAATTGGCCGCCGGCAACGGCTTTGTGAACGGCGAAACGCCGCCGACTATCAACGCATCGTCAAGCGCCAACTTGCGCTCCGTCGCGTCCCCTTCTCCGTGCATAATGGCTTCTATGTCCCGTTGTGCGAATACAACCATTACGATGTCGCCCTTTGCGTATGGAACGCGGACAACGAAACCGCCGGCCCGCTGCGCGGCAATCGGAACGGATGGAATCAAATCACGGTCCGGCAACGTTTCGACGTCTGCGGTCATGGCTTCGGCGTCATAACTCACGATTTCAGCGAGCAGGCACGTATTCAAGCCGGATACAATGCCGTCCATGAACTTTGCAAAAAAGTCTGCTGCCTCTTTCATACCGGATACACCTCCATTTGCGTCAAGAAATCCGCCCCGTTGCTTATGTGTTTGCCGCTTTCCACTCGGAAAACACCGTTTGCCGTGCGGCTTGTGATTTTAATCAACGCGTCCGTTGTGATTCTGTGGTTTAAAAGCGTCGTAACGTTCCACCCGCGCTTTTTTACCTTGGTCGGCTTTCCGTTCTTGTCCTTGCCGCCGTCCACTTCCTTGTCAATCGGCGTCGGGCTTTCGATCAATCCGCTATCCGCATCGATGTCAAACCCAATATTGTCGCCTTCGTCCTTCGGCCGGATAAAGATTTTACCGCGCGTTACGTGCGCCTTTGCGCCGCAATCCTTGGCAATGGCTTTGATAACTTCCGATAACCTCCCACTTACCGTCTTCCCGGATCGATAAATGCGATTTGTGGGAAGGTTGAAAGATCCGATTTGCAAACCGGTCTGCGCCAACATGGCCGTTAGGATCGTTTTTGCGGATACGCCTTTGTTGAACGTGTTTTTGTACGTCAGCGTATACCAAGATTCCGTTCCATCGATGACGTTGATAGTCGTTACGCGGTCAACGTCCTGCCAAGCCGTTTGGATTTCCTTGGCGTATCCGAGCAGCACGGCCCCGACGTCTCCGGTATACCCGGCGTTAATGATAACAGCACTCGATCCGCTTTTAAATCGGCTTATGGTTTGGTCCGATAGGTTATATATCTTAACCGTTGCCACGTTGGCCGTGGAATCATCATCAAACGGGATTTCAAAATATACCGTGAAATCCCCGTCCGTAAATTGCCGGTCATCCACCTTTAGCTCCGCCTGGCGTCCGTAAAGCGTCATGTCGAATCACCAACGAATAGAAAGACAGTGACGCCCAATTGATCGTAACCGGCCCGCGTCTCGATGCCTGCCACGTCGTAAGGAATTATTTCAACCTTCGGCAACCGTGCATCATTCAAGCCGGAAAACAGCGGGCGGCCGTATACAACTTTTTCGCCGTTAACCAACACGTCCCCGTCCTTCTCGACGTCAAGCGAATAATAATCAAATCGGGCATTGTAATGCGCCTCGAATGTGAATATCTCACCCGCTAAAGAAATATCGAATCTATAAGGAATGTCGTCCTTGTCTATCGGGATGGCCTGTTGATCCGCCATATCGCCGCCCCCTATTGTAGTAAATTCCTATCCGTTCCCCTAAAGGTCGTTGTCGTTGTTACTGCTGGGGAATTTCCCTTTACGTGGTTCCCGTTTGCTGCCGCCATCTGCGCCGGCGTAAGCGTCTGTTTTAAGCCCTTACTTCCGACTTTTCCAACTTGCGCTTTCGCCTTCGCCGGAAGCTTGACGCGGACAATTGCGGCGGCGTTTGAAACACGTATTTGCTTTAGCGTGATTGTGAAGTTAAACGCGCCTTTGTTTGTTGTGTCATGCACGGAATTGAAATTCTCTATTATTACCTCGGCGGCCGTCGTGCGCCCCGAGAAGTTAACTGTTATACCGTTTTCTTGGTAGTATTCCAGGCGCTTCAACGACATAGCGGCGTCCGATCCGTTCACAACGCCGGTTATCTCTATTCGCTTCGGCTGCGCCTGGATATGATCCGCAACGTCTACGCCGTTTTCCACCGGATGGTCGGTTGTCTTAACGGCGCGCGTCGGTTTCTCGGTATAGACGGCATTTAGCGTAACGCTACCTAGTTTTGCGGCCACAATAACCGTCCCCCCTATTAATCTAATGCGAGCTTCATTCCTAGCTGTTGGAAAATAGCTGCCACGGTTTCATTAACGCGCTTTTGTACCTCGTCGCCAATGCTCCGCGCATCCTCCCGCGTTACATTACCTTGGATTTGGAATGTCATGGCCGGCATTGTCAAGGCGATTGACGGCCCTGGCGTTCCCTGTGTGGCGCTCTGCTGCGCCGCTGCCTGTATTGGTGCCATCTGCGGGCTGCTCGGCGTTGTGGCGGCTGCTGGCGCGGCAACGGCCCCTAATACGTCGGTTGACATGTTGCGCGCTGCCCTAACCGGCTTGTTGGCTTCATCTTCGATACCGATACCGAAGCCCTGGGATATGTAGCCGCCCATTTCCATCATTACGCGGCTCGGACTTTTGATATGGAAAAATCCTTTCAGGCTGTCCAGGATGTCCCCGCCTAAATCGGTTACTTTCTGGATAACCCAATCTTTCATATTGCCCATACCGTTAATTAATCCGGTTATGATGTTCTCGCCTGTTTTCGTCAAGTCGATGCCCGTCACAAGCTCAATTATACGTCCTATCGTACTATCCCACGAACCGAATAACAGATCTAACCCGGCATGCGCGATTTCAATTACGCCGCTCATGGAATCGTTGAACAGCTTTTTGACGTCTTCCCATGCCTGGCCCCAATCACCTTTAAGCACGTCGCCGAATACGCGGAAAACATCACCAATTACCGTCAACGTGTTCCCGATAGTGGCAAAAATGACTTCAAACGTCCCACCAACGGAAGCTTTCAGGAATGGGCCGGCAACGTTCCAAATACCTTCGACGGCGGACCATATGCCGCTCCACGCGTCCCCGAAGCCGGAAATAGCCTGCCCAATGGTCCCGTTTCCTCCGAACACTTCGCCGAACCATTTACCGACGTCTCGCACGCCTTGCTGAATCTCCGGCATGTGCGTTAATATGCCGTCAAGAATGTCGGAACCAACGCCGCCGGAACCGCCGCCGAAAACGTTAGATAACCCGTCTTTGAACCCGCGTTTTACCTTCTCCCACTTGCTGCCGAAATTGTCCTGCAAGTCATCGCCGGCTTGCTTTGTAGATCCTCTGAACCCGTCCACGGCTTTCTCCGCGCCATCCATGGCGAAAATAACCTTGCCTTTGACGTCTTCCCATTGCGTGCCGAATAGCTCGACGCCGATTTGGTTTTGCTTTACCTTGTCGCCAACGAAAGACAATGCGGCAACCGTCGCCATGAAAGCGTTCTGCGCCGTATCTCCGCCGGCCGCAATCTTCGCGGACATGTCTTTGACGCTGAACCCGAGCTTTTTGAAGCCGTCCGCCGTAGTCGCGGAACCGTCCACGGCCCGTATCCCAAATTCCTTTACGCTGTCCCCTACTTTGTCTAGGTTGAACGCGCCGGCCTCGGAACCTTTCAATAGCGTGCCCACGAACCCTTTGGCGTCGATTCCAAGCTTGGCGAAATGGACAGAATACTCATTCAGGGTATCGAGCAAATCGTCCGCATAGTCTCCGCCCTTTTGAAAAGCGAATGTAATCAAATCCAATGCGTCTGATTGCTGCAACCCTTGAAAGTTTGTCGTCAACGCCTTTACGGATTTGCTTGTCTCTTTTACTTCCGGTCCGAATAGTTCTTTAAGCGTGTACGCGCCTTCTGTGAGGCTTTCGAGCTTGGCGGCGTCCAAATCCTTGAATTGTCCGTGCAACTTCGCCACGTCGTCGCCTACTTCGGTCAAACTCTCCCCGAATCCGTCCCGGTATACGCCGCGCGCCGTGTCTTGCAGCGCTTTTAAATCCGCGCCTTGTTCTCCGGTCATGGCCTTTATGCGGTCCATCGCTTTATCTGTTGCGTTAGCCATTGCGGCCAATGCGGCCGTTACGCCTACAACCGCGCCGACAACGGCTGCGCCAGCCAGCACCCAAGGATTTGAAAACAGTTTTGAGGCTTCGCCTGCTATGCGACTATCCGGCAATACCTCCTGCACCTTGCCTAAAAACTCCTCCATGCCGTCCTTGCCTTTTTTGCCGCTTTTCTTTCCTGCCTCCCCAACTTCATCGACGGCCTTCTTCGCCTTGTCCGCGCCGGCTGCGATTTCATCCATAGCCTTGTCGGCGTCCTTGCCGGTTTCCCTAAATTCATCACCTAACTCGCTAACGTGAGAATCCAGGCGTGCGACGTCGCGGACCGCTCCGCCTATTTCGCTGTCGGTAATGCTGCCAACCCGGCGGATGTCCGCGCCCAACTCGCGAAACCCTTTTTCAATGCCGTCTACTTTGCGGTCAACTCGATCCAGGCGGGAAATATCAACTTCCTTGAAATCTATTGCCACAAATAGCTCGCGTAGTGCGTCGCTCATTTCGTACCCCCTTTCGCGGACATGTAGGCGATAGCGCCCAACGCCTCCAATATTTCCTCCGCGTCCCATTGATCGACTTCGCGCGGGCTTATATTAAACTCTTTTGCAATGCGGTATTTCCACCACTTGCGCTTTGCGCTAAAAAGATAGCGCTCGTCAACGTCGAAAACGTCTCTAAGCGCCCTTATTTCCTCACTTACTTGATTGAAATCGGCCGGCGGCCAATACTACCTCGTCAAGCTCTGCAATCCCGCCCCTGTCGTCGGCGTCGAAATCGTCAATCTTCAAACCGCCCGGAATTGCCACGATGTTCTCCAAAACTTCGCTATAGAACACGACGCGGTTTCTAACTCCGGTTACGTCTGCTTTGTCCAGGATGCCAAGCCATTTGGAAGAAGGAACTTTTTGAAACGTGTACTTATTGCCTTGCCCGCTCGTGAAATCCATAGTTTTAGGCATTATTTTTTACCCCTCTTGTTTTGTAATTGGCCGGATATGCCGCCGGCCGCCGGCTTTATTTATTAACCTACCGAATAATCAGCAACATGAATATTGATTTCGATTCCTGTTACTTCCGCGCTGCGCTCGATGTCCGGCGTTTTCATGATCCGGCATTGTGTGCCGCCCGCCTTCATAGCGCCGTTAGCGTTGGAATCAATGACGCGGGTTGCGAACTCGCGCTTTTGCGTCGATAGCTCCACGGCCTTTGCGTAGAACAACGAACCTTGTTTGATTGTTACCGTGATGGTTCCGGTCTGGTCCGCGTTTTCTGTGTACGTCACGCCTCCGTCTGCGCCAATATGTGGAATCACGTTGTCCGCGTTCTTCGCACATTTTACGAAAGATCCATCCATATAGCCGGTTACAATAACGCCGTCTACGATAACGGATACTTTCTTCGGGTCGTATGTTTGCGCCATTCCCTTTTCCTCCTTTTATGTGCATAACGTTACGATAACGTTATGATAACGTTATTTAGACAGTGACCACGCCGGAAATCTCTACTTTCTCCACGGCCCCGGACAGTGTAGCAGTAAACGGAATACCCGGAAGATTGCGCGCCGCCCGGTCCTCTGCCGAAATGCTCGCGCGGCTCGGTACTGTAACCGTGTATAGCGGTTTTCCGTCCTCGTCCGCAATCATGCCGGCATTGAACGCATCTTGCAGCACGTCGGTAACTTGAGAAGCAACCAACGCAATCCCCGCGTCCGTGAACGGGATTTTCGGCATAGTAACCTGCAAGTTGAAAATGGCGTCTGAAATGCGGGATTCCAGCGCATGGATGGATTGAATAATGTCGATCCATTCGCCGCCTGCCGTCTTGCTGTTGGACGTGATATTTACCCCGGATTGCTTGATAAACGTGTTGAAGTTTCTCGCGTGGATCGCGTCAACGGCTGCGGAATCATACGCCGCCGGCGTCATGCCTGGAAGCTGCTTAAATGTCCAGGTAAAAGAACCTACTTCAAGCGGCGCGCCTACGCCAACCCATGCGGCTGCCTGGAACTCCGTCGCCGCCCTGTCCGTGACCAATACCGCCGTGTTCATGCCGGAATGAATAAGGGTTTGATTGGTCGTCTCGACAAAATAAAGCTTGTCGTTTGCCTGCGCCCATGCGCCCAACGCGTTAATCTCATCGTCGCCCTGTTCCGGCGTGATAAGGTAATACCAATCGTCATGCGTCAATACCAGCGTGTTCAATGCGGCCGTTAGGTCTGCCGGGTTGCCAGTAGCGCCGTTGTACAGGATGCCCAGGGAAACCACCTTGTCCACTTTCGGCGTGCCGCTGAAAAGCGCCGTTGCAATCTTCGCCTCTTTGGAACCGGAACCGTAATCAGTGGAAATCGTCGCGGCGTCCGTGTATTCTTTGTACGCCTGCACCTTGGACGTGCCCAGGATCAACGCAACGCCGAAGCCCCTTTGGGCCGTTGTGGACGTCTGCCGTGTAATACTTACGTCAACATATTTCATGCTGCTCATTCCTCCTAATTATCGATTTCGCCTATTGGCTGTTGTATCGTCTCGATATAATCCGCCGTCCTGGTCATTTCGCGGCCGACGCGTAACGTTATGTCAAACCCGTTTCGGCGCTCGTCCTCGTTAATGCTATTTCGGTTTCCTATATCGCCAATGGTTACAAGTGCAATGCCGGCCATGTAAAGATCTTCATCGCCGTAAAACTCGAACCATTCCCGGATCGCCTGCGCGGCCGAAATGCTGCCGTGCGTCGTGCTGTCGATTGCTGTGAATGACATGACCACCCGGACGTCATCGGATCTAGTTTCCTCGTATGAATCGGCTGTACTGCGATTTGAATAGTTGGCCCCGCCCGTATCCTGGCCGTGAGGCGTTAGGAACGTGAAAACGGCGTGCCTTCCATCCGGTATGCTGCCTATAGGCTGGTCCCCTTCAATGACCGGAAAGCCGGCATACGCGTTAACCTTCGGGATAATTTCGTTTTGGATCTCGATAGGCGTCACTTTGCCGGCCCCCTCGCCATGTAAATATAAACGTCTGCGTAATCGGAATAGTCTTTGGTCCGTTCAACCTTGTACCGGATTCCGTCACGCTCGACATAGGAACCTTCCGGTATTTCCGCCGTTACGTATAACTTCCGGTCCCGGCTTGTATAGCCGCCGTTATCCTGCCGCCGTAATTCGTCTTCATTAAGCGGAAGCATAATGCCGCCGCCTGCCGTAACCGTCTCCGCGCCTGGCGCATACTGCCCATTGGTCTGTAACGTTGGCGGCGTAACGGTTATGACGTTGAACGGGACGAAAAACTCCTGCACGAAATCAGCAAATTCAAACTGTTTTGGCACGTCTCCGCCTCCTATTCGATCCGGCTGCGGATAGATCCAACTAAATGGCCTGTATCAATCAGCGGATTGTCTGATTTCTTATTAGCCACCGTTAGCGGCGCATTAGACGGGCTGTTTAATGCCCTTAACTCTAATTGGATCATGCCGGCAAACTCAACGCCCAGCATTTCGGCCAGCGTCGCGGGATTTAAGCCGAAGTCTACCGCCTGTCCTATCAACTTTTCAGCCTTCTCCATTAGCGGCCCTATGTTGTTATCGAATCCGTTACGCAAGAAAGAACGCTCCGGTATGACAACTTTCTTTAACAGGATAAAATAGGCTTTTAGCTTGCCCTTCTTGCCTGTCGGCCGCATGAGGTAGGCGCGGTTTGGATCGTCGGATTTAATGAATACCAGATCGTCGAAATCCTTCGGACGTTTTCGCCTGGCCGGCGGAAGCGGAAGCGCCAAAAACTTTTTGTGCTTCGGCTTAATCGTGACGCCGAACTCATGCGCGCGGGCAATCTTCACTAACTCGGCGTCCTCGTCTCCGAATATGCCGACTTTGATTGATCGCTTGCCCAATTTCTCCATGACGGCCTTCATGCGCGGTATGTTGTTGGTAGAACGGATAGTTACGCTCATACAAAACTAGCTTGTATGTAACGCGCCCAGTATTTACGCGCCGCCAATTCCGTACCGCCCTGGAAGAAGCTTTTCGACATGTCGCCCAAGCTCTGCGAAGCAACCGTTTTATTTTCCGTCATAGACTTCACAAGCAGCGCCGCGCCCATCTTAACGCCAGGCGGCAACGTGATTAACCCTGTTTCGTCCGCGAACCTTCCGCCGCAATCCGTGTTAATCAGATCTAACGCGGATTCCAGGCGGGCGGCGTAGGCGCTCAACTGGTCCGCCGGAATCGTAATTCCCAAAAGCGGCCCGATTTCTTCAACGTCCATCTATATCGCGCCCCTTCCTAGTAGATGGCCGCCCGGTACTGCTCGCGTAGTTCTTCAACCTTCGCGCGGTCCGTGAATGGAACGCCCAGGCGCTTCAATTCGGCCATGACTTGCTTTTTTGTCATTCCATCGACGCCTAACCCGTCCGGTCCTGCGTCTTGCGGGTCGTCGTTACTTTGACCGCCTTGTGTGGCGTCGTCGGTTTCGTTTCCGCCTTGTGCGTCGTTTGCATCTGGCGCTTGTTCGCCGTCTCCGCCGCTTGGCTGCCCGTCTCCGGCTCCTGGATCTTCTTCGCCTGCCGTTTTGCCATCTTGCTCGCCCTCCGCTTCTGCTGCCAATCTGGCGGCCTCCGCTGCTTCTCGCGCTGCTGCCTCGCGGCGCATACGCTGGAATGCCGTTGCACTCATGTTAATCCCTCCGTAACGTTACGTTATAAGGGAATGGACCATTAGCCCATTCCCAATGCCTTTCATTAGCCGTTAGTGATAAGCGCAACCATGCGGATGTTCTTATTGTCGTAAACCTTGGACCAGTTAGCGACAACCTCGAAATCTGCATTGCTTGGGCTTGCGCCCGTTACCGTCGTGTCGTTCCACTTCACGCCGCGCGGATGGAGTACGAAATGCTTACGGGTAATAAGAATGTCATCGCCCGCCAGCTTGTCGCGGTCCGTCTCCGTTGGGTATTCCGGGCTTCCTTCGCCGTAACCGATAGCGCCAGGACCGAAGAGGAACGTCCAGTATTTGAAGCCGTTGGTCGTGCCCGCAATTACCGGTACGTTGTCGTCAACGATAACGCGCTTGCCCAGGTAAGTCGTGTAAAGCACCTTCCCGTCTGCGTCGCGGACGGTTTCAATAAGCTGTTGTTTTACCAGGTTGAAATAAGGAACGCTATGCATAACCATAGCTGTTAGCTTTTCGTGCGCGTCGCCCAGCTTGGAAAGCGTGTCAACGATGGCGCTAGCACCGATAAGGTTTGCAGCGGTAGCCGTGTTACCGGCTTCAATCGCCAGGTTGTTGACGTGGGAGGCGTTAAGCGTGCCGCCAGTAGCGAAAATTCCCTTCAGCACGGAAATCAGTACGAGTTGCATACGCTCGCCCCAATATTGCGCCACTTGGTCGCCAATGGCTCGCATTGGATCGTCACCGGAAAGCGTAGCGGCAAGATCGTTAGCGGACCATGCGCGGCCCCGGAACACTTGCGTTGCGCGGTCCTGCGAAGCGCTGATTTTGCCAGGCGTCAACGCAACGGAATCGCTTAGTTGCTCGTCCGAACCGGTCAGACTCGGCCAGAATGGCATATTAACCAGGCGCCCGCCTTCCGTTAGCTTGCCTTGCAATTCTGGAACCGCTGCGGCGATACCGGATTGAAACAACGCATTTGTTGCCGTGGATTGTTGAATAACGTATGGGTTAAAGATAGACGGGACGATGACGTCCGCGATTTGAACCTTGGTCATTGTGTTTGCCTCCTAATGGATAATGTATTTTCTTACACCCCGGCGGCTGCCATAAGCGCCTTCGCGCGCGCCGGATCGGATTTAAGGATTTCGGCTTGCTTGGTCATGTTGAATGTTTCTTTTTTCCACGGGTTGACGTCTCCGCCTGGCCCGCCCTTGCCTTTGTTCGGATCTCCGCCGCCTTGTTTGAACTTTTCTTGCACGGCCGCATTAATGGCGTCATTCCACGCCTTTTCAAAAACGGTAATTCGCGCGTCCGTATCTTCGACGGTTGCGCCCGCCAGGATGTCACGGAAGTCGCCCGGAAGGTTCTTTGCTTTGAGTTGGTCAACGGTATGTAAAGCAACCTCGCGCGCCTGTAATGCCGTTTCCTTCTCTTCAAGTGCCTTCTGCGCCTTCTGTAAATCATCCTTGGCCTTTTCCTCGTCGGTCATCTTCTCGCGTTTGATCTTTTCCAATGCGTCCTCGGCGTCTTTGAGTTGCTTCGCGTATTGCGTCCGCACCTTGTCCGTTTCCGATTGGATCATGCGGGAGATTTCTTCTTTGGTCATGCCGCCACCGCCGCCGCCCACTGTCGGCGCTTGCGTTGCTTCAACCTCGGCCGCTTTCGCGTCGTGGTCCTCTTGTGTAATTTTCCCGGCCACCAAGTCCGCCGCCAAAACTTTCTTGGCTTCTGCCTTGAACGTTTCCAGGTTAATTGTGCCGGCCGCTAGTGCTGCCTTCAATTCTTCCAGCGTTTTCATTCCGTGCCCCTCCATTTTTTAAGTTGATAGGATGGCGGCCCATTTCGACAATGTTCCCCATGAATATCCCCTTATGATCGGCGTTCCTGTCGCCATTTGTCGAAGGTTGCCGTTTCGATGTTATTATATGGTACTCTTTCAAGCTTGTCGATAGAGTAAGTGAGAAAACAACGGCAATTAATATCTTCCGCCGCTGCTCCAAGATGTCCCGGCGCTGGCCCACTACCTTTCACCCCTTTAAAGATGCCATCGGAAGGTAACGTTACCCCGTCTAGCATCTTATGGTCCGCTGTATCCCGTGGGCGGCGTCTCACTCGGCTGTCTTGTGCCGTCCTCCATGTTTTTAACATCTTCACGCCTGATTTGTCGGCGGCTGCAACCGCATCATGTTTCGCGCCTTCCTGCACTCTATGCGTTTCCGTGCGGACTACGCGCCATGATTTCGTCGTATCGCCTTCCAACGCCGGTTTGATCCGGTCCGACATCTCGCGGAAGCTCGCACCCTTCACCAATCCCAACGTTATCTCCTGGCGGATCGTGCCCACAACGCTTGCACGCTGCGCCGCCAATCGTTGATTAAGCGTAAGTTTGTCTATCGGCGCTTCAACGGCTGCGCGTATGGCCTCCGGGCTAGCTGTAAGCTGTTCTATGCCGGCGTTCTGCTCAATGGCCCAGGCGGTTAAATCATGGCTCTCGGCGTAAGAGAATCCAACAACCTCGTAAATGATCGGGTAAAGATCCGCATACGCCTTGCCCATGATGAAATCAACGTCATTAAACAGGCGTTGCAGACGGTCGAATTTTACCATCTCTTCCCACGTCAATTGTCCGTCCTGCTCAAATGAGGCATAAACGGCCGATAGCGCTGCCCGGATCTCGTTCAACGTCACCGCGTAGCGCCTGGCTATGTCTCGCTCGCCCTTCTTCACGCGTTGCCCTATGCTTCGGTTTATGCGCTCGGTTGATTTATCCATAGAATCACCTTTCGTAACGTGACGATAACGTTATGATAACGTTATGCTGTTTGGGTCTTTCCCTGTGGATCTCCGGGCGGTATCGCGTCCAGGTTTACGCTGTCTTCGTTTTCCTGTTCTATTTCGGCCATCTCTTCGTCAACGTCGTTAATAAACGATAGCGTCGAAAGCGCCGTGCGCCTGGAAGTGAACCCAAGCAGCGCCTTGCCTGCGTTTGCTTCGTCCAAGACGTTCACCGGCACGTTACGCGTATACTTGAAATCAAGTTGCGTATAGTCCAACGCTGCGGATTTTTTTTCCCAGGCGGACGCGATAACCTTGAACAAATAAGCCATGGCCGCTTCGTGCTTGCGCTCGAAATACTTCGCTTTGGTTTCCAGCATGAATATCTTGTACTTCATGGCCGGCCCCGTCACCTGTCCGCCGCCGAATGCGTCCGAGAAATTAACGTGCTTTGCAAACCGGGTAATATTGGCCTCTAGGCGGTCCAAATGGCTGTCAACGGCCGCGATTTCGATTGTTTTCGTCAAGAACTCAACGCGCATGTTTTCTTCGGTTCCGCCATACGGGATATGAATGGCCCCCGTCTGCACAAGCTTGTCCATCATTTCCACGGTAGGCTCCACGCCGAAAAATAGCATATACGCAAGGCGGAATTGTTCGATTTCGCTGTTAACGTCGCTCATGCTGCGGTCATATGCATCGATAAGCGTGAGAACCTTGTCACCGTCGCCTTGCATCTCCGCGTTATTCGGAATGCCTACCAATGGGCAGTAGTCAAACATGTGCGCCTCTGGCTCGCCTACCTGCTGCAATTGGCCCGCAGAAGTGTTTGGCGACTCGTACACGGTCCGGGTTGTTGCGTCGTAAAACTCTACGCGTAATTTCTTGTCCCACGTCTCGAAGTAGCGGACGGCGTATGCCGGCTCTGTTATTTCCGTAGTGGACAGAATGACCGCGTTCCACGGATCTACCCGCATAACGCGTTCTTGGCCTTCCTTGTCGATGTACGCCATGTTTACGTCGTATCCGCACATAGCCGAAAATTTGCACGTTTCCGCGTTCATGTCGTCCAGGTTGTTCACGCGGCGGAACCGTTGAATGTCTTTCGTGCGTTGGTCATGCTGCGGCGCTGTCTTGTCCAGGTTGATCGTTACCGGAATGCCAAACATATAGCCCACTTTGGTATCAATGATTTCGGAATAGATGTCATTGGCTAATTTGTTATTGATTTTGTTCTCCGTTGGAAGCGTGCGGGAATTGATCGGTACGCCTAACGTGCTTGCCTTGTAGCGCTCATAGCTCGCTAGCATGCGGCTTTTCCAATCGGCATGGCAATCTAGTATATCTTTGATGATTTGAACGCTTATTCCGCCTTCGCTCGCCTCGATTTGGTCCACAAATTTCTCAAACATTCGTTTCCTCCCCAATCCATTCGTAGTAATTCGGATTCCGGCATGCTATGCATTGCGGCTTTCCGTCTTCTGTCTTGTATAGCGTGAACTCTGGATACCGTAGCAGGAACATATAGGCGCGCATGCGCTTTTCGTCCGACCAACCTATTTGCAACTCGGACCGCTTGCTCATGAACTTCTCGGCAAAGTCGCGTATATACTGCGCCGCCATCCCCAACCCTTCCAAGCCACACTTTCCGGTCTGCGCCGGTTTTATCCCCTGGCGTCCATGGAACCATGCGTTAGCCTCGCGGCGGCCGCTGCCGATATGTACCGACACGCTCCAAAAGAATGAAATACGCGGCCCTAACCGGCCGTTTGCCCGTCCTCGTCGGAAGTAGACGCTTAATATTTGGCCGTTGCTTAACCGGCGACGTATGCGTATTCCATTCGGACGCTGTATGATCGATTCACCTTCGCACCTGTGAACGTTCTTCACCGTCCCGCACCTCCCGCAAGATCCGATAGACATCAG